GGGATGTTTCCTACTAAAAGCATAACTTTAATCGGAAATACTCTGACTCAGGCACGTATGTTTTCTAAACAGACGGATCGCAAAACACCTAATAAGTGGCGAGAAATGGTACAAAGATTCCCTATGAAACGTCAATGATTTGAGGATTCATCACCCTTTTGGAGTGATAAAGATCTTGAATCAGTTGTCTTTCATATGGAAAAGTTGCTTTCATTAACGGAATTAGATAAATCTCATCTTAGAAGAGTAGCCAAAGTTCAGAAGTGAATTTGAGCTCTCAATTGTAGTAGATCTCACAAGGTGATAATGATGAAATGTTTAAGAAAACATTTCATTAAAATAGCATGTGAAGAGCCACTAGAAAACTTTCAATCAAAACTTCCGTTTTGAAGCAAGTTTCTAAGACAAAACATTAATGGTAATCTTGTTTATCTAGAGTATTCTGAGAAGAATACTTTAGAAAGGGATGACTACTGTGTAGCCATTTTAACAATTTTATGAAAATCTAGAGATCTTAACTTGGTACCAGAAATAGACTTATCATCTATTACCTCTCCGATTGTAACTAACCTAGATAATGTTTCAGCTGTTTCGAAGGAAATAGTTGATAAATGATCTAAGTTAGGTATAACTAGAGATAGTAAAGATTGATGAGAAAATATAGAAGTAAAACCAAGGTGGTCTCAGAAGAGAGGCCCTAATGGACCAGCTTCATTAACTATAATTCAAGAAATCTCGAATTATAGCGATAACCATAAGGATGACATTTTGCAGCTTGCAAAATGTTACATGCCAAGTTATCATGAATTTGGTAAATTAGATTGGATTACTAAATATATTTCTGGAGCTAAAGATGATAAAGTTTGTTTCAGAAGACTTTCAGCAATTGCTGATTATGAGGGTAAAACCCGAATAATAGCAATTGGTGACTGACTCAGTCAACAATACTTAAAACCTCTCCATGATAGATTAATGAAAAAGCTCCAATCTACGAAAGGAGATTTAACTTATCATCATGAAAAGATTCCTGTATTAACTAGAAGTTACTGAAATAATGTTAATAGAGATGACTTTATGCCATATTCTATTGATCTTACAACAGCAACTGATAGAATACCTGCATCTTTAACTGCAGTTATTTTAGGAGAGCTATGAGAAGATAAGGAGATATCACAAAAGTGATTACAACTAATGACTGCTTGACCTTTCAGGGCAAGAGTTAACTTATCTAAGAAGGGTAACGAGACCAGTTCTCGATGTATTAATAGTGATGTGTTATATGCTGTCGGTCAACCAATGGGGATGTATTCCTCATGGCCAGCCTTAGCAATGACTAATCATGTGTTAACAAGATTAGCCGCTGCCCGAGTAGGGATTGAAAAGTTTACTGATTACTTTGTTCTTGGAGATGACTTAGTCATCTTCAATAATAAAGTAGCTGAAGAGTACATATCACTATGTACAAGCCTTGGTATTTCTACCAAAGATCAGGATTCTATTCATCCGAAAAGGACTCACACTCTTGAAGTAGCCAAAAGGCTGTTTCGAAGAGGAGTTGAGGTAAGTCCCCTACCTTTCAGACTAGCAAAAACCAATTATGGTATGTTTGCATTAGTCTGTATTGATAGAGGTCATGCTTCTAAGTTGGTAGCGTTGAATCCCGAAGGTGAGAAACTCACCTCTGTAACATCAGCCGCACTCTTAAGTATGTGAAAAGTTTTTCCAGCATGAAGTGAATGAGAAGTCACTTCATTGGATCTACCCAGACCCACACTTGAGGAATCCCTTAAAAGAAGTGCCCTTGAAACTAAAGTTTGAAGTAAGCTCTTCGATGAAGATCAACTTCCTCT